AAGGCTCGCATCGACGCGCTTGAGGAGACGGTCGACCAGCTGGCCGAGCAGAAGGCCGAAGCGCATGAGGATGGCGGAGAGCCTGACAAGTCCATCGGCCAGACGTTTGAGCTGCCGATACCGGAAGAGCCAGAGACCGAAGACGACACAGTAACCATCGAACTCTAAAAATTTTACTCTACTCACAGGGAGAAATTAGACATGCCTAAAATTAATCAGGAGCAAATTAATCAGGGGCTTGAGACGGTCCTCAAAGACAACCCGGAGCTGCTCGATAATGTTGCTGAAAAAGCAGCGAAAGAAGCAGCAAAGCCGGCACCGTGGAAAGAGCTTAAATCGGAACTCGCCGACCACCTTGGCGACAAGGCTCAGGCCGAAAGTTGTATTGCCTCAATGAAAGAGGGCGATGCAGCTTTTAAAGAGCTGAATCGTCAGGAGCAAAAAGAGCAGATGCGTTCTTTCCTGAGAGACAAAACCAACACTCAGGCTTTTGAGCGCGAAAAGCTTGGAAATAAATGGTACATGGGAGACCGGAAGCGAAATCTGGCACGCATGAAGTCGGGGCAGGAGCCGACGACAGATGGGGAAAAGATTCTTGGCGCTTACATGAATACGTACTTCTCTTCTGGAAGTCAGGATATTCTGCCACGAACGAAATCGAAGCTTGAGCGTCGAGGATATGATAAGGCTGCTGACAAGGTTCAGAAGACAATGGAGGCCGGTGACTTCGGCGCTGGCGGCGCAGTTGTGCCGCTTGAAGTTGCTGAAGAAATCATCGCCTTCAACTTTGCGGCCAATGTAATTGAAGACTTCAATATTACCAGGTGGCCGCTCGACTCTGGCAGCTTCGATATTCCGAAGTTCACCAGCAAGGTTGACGTCAACTGGGAAGGCGAGTCATCTTCAGCATCGACAACTGAAGCAGGAACTGGAAACCGAAGCCTTGAAGCGAAAAAGCTGACGGCACTAGTTCCGCTTTCCAATGATCTGCTTCAGCGAGCCATCGACGGATTTGAAGAGCAGCTTATGCGTCACATTCGAAAAGAAACGCAGCTGACTCGTCAGCTTGCATTCCTTCGAGGTGATGGCGTCAACAAGCCGCTCGGACTGCTTAACTCGGTTGACCAAGCGAATAATCGCTTTGAGCGATTGGGCGGTTCTGGTTCGGCTGCTTCAGCAGAAGATATTCTCCAGACATTCGTCAAAGCCAAAAACGAAGTTGACAACGGCAACATCGACACGACCGAAGCTGGCTGGATCATGCACGAGCGGACAGTCAACGGTGTCATTGCTCAAGATGTGCAGGACGGTATCTATCCGAAAGTCATGATGAGTATCATGAATAACGGCACACTTCTGGGCAAGCCGGTCAAGACGACAAATCAGATTCCGACGAACAAGGATGCAAGCGGCGAAGGTGATAGCGACGAGACTGAAATCTATTTCTGCGCGTGGGATCAGTTCCACGTCGGGGATACGATGGATGTTCGAGTCGAAGTCTTCGACGGCGCTGCTTATCCAGAGAGCGGATCGATTCAGTCGGCTGTCGCCAAAGACGAGAAGGTTGCGCGAGTCGTGCAGAAGACGGACTCCGCACTTGGCGACCCACAGGCTGCTTCGGTCGTTGAGGCTGTCGACTTCGGCGCAGATGCATTTAGCTGATAGCTAACCAACTGGCGGGGCATTAAAGTGTCCCGCCCTCAAGTCATTCAACCAAATCCAAGGAGTAATCTAATATGAGTGCAAATGCTTACAGGGGCGACGCCTCGGTTTCACTAGATTCCGAAACAGCAATCGGCCCGCAGAATTATGCTGACGACACGACTGATATTGACGGGACAGGTGTTGACCTTACACCCTCCGAAAATCAATATCACGGCGTTCGATTTCATGTTCATACTAACAATGGCAACGCATCCGACGACTTGACGTTTACGGTTCAAGAGTCGTCTGACGATGGCAGTTCAGATGCATACAGTGACCTGTCAGACGCTGACGGCAACACCATCACCGGTCAAATCACAAGCGCATCTGGCAGTATTCAGATCGATGTACTTGGCAACTTGAAACACGAACAGTTCCTTCGGCTCAAGCTAAAGAGTGGAGACGCTACGCTTGGCGGAGCCAGTGTCGATGTTGCTGCGACAGCTACAAAGCTTGGCAAGAAGTATTCTTAATAGGGCATAACCGATGTCAGATACAGTTACAGTTAGGGTCGAGAAATCTTGTAGGGTTTGGCAGTCTGGCGACCGTGCAGGGTTCACCGAAGACGAACTCCAGAAACTGGAGGCGCAAGGCATGAAATACACACGACTGAACACGTCTACCGACTCCAGGTCTAAATCTGACCCGGAGGTTAGAGATAGCCTTCGGGACGAGGCCCGACTGAAGAAAGGGGAAGCGGCACTTGATGCCGATGACTACATGCAAATGAAATCTGCACTTGCGGATCTGTCCGACGAGCCGGCGACAGGCACAAAAGACGAGATTCGCGACCGATTGGAGGCAATCGTTAATGGCGCTGACTAAGAAAGCGCTCACAACTGTAAGTACCGTTCAAGACGAGCTTGGCATTAGCGGGTCAACCTCTACGCTTGAGCGATATATCCGGCAGGCGTCGGACTTGTTCCGGCGTCTGACGGGACGGAAGTGGTATGAAGAGACCGAGTATGTAGAGAAAGTCGCTGGATACAATTTGAAACGCCTTATGGTCTTTGACCATCTGCCGATTGACCAGATTCGGGAGATAGAACTCAAAACAGACGACACGTACGACACTGTCGATTCAAGTGAGTACGAAATTGAAGACGCGGAATCCGGGTTTATTCGTAAGATTGCCGGAGGTTGGCGACTCACTGAAAGCTATTACAACAATATAGAACCTACTGGAACTTCAGAGAATATCAAAAACTACAGAGTTACCTATGACGGCGGGTATGTGACGCCGGAAGATGCGAACCTGAACAATAAAACTCGCGATTTGCCCTACGACATTGAGGATGCCGTGATTGATTTTGTCACCTCGAAGTTTGTCAAGAAGGGAAGCGGCTCTGCCGTCGACAGCGAATCGATCATGAGCGCAAGCATTGACTACAAAGATACGAGCGACGTCGATGGCGTGCTTGCCGGCACGACACCTTACTTCAGTACAGTCGTCAAGCAATACAGAAATCCCAAATCGATGGTCGCATAGTGGATATATCGCACCTGTTACAGGATACGGTCGACGTTGCGGCGCGGACCGGCGTCGATGGAAGTGGCAATCCCAGCTACGGCAGTGTGACGACGCTTGATGCACGGATTGAGCAGGATAGGGAGCTGACCGACGAGATTGGTCAGGAGCGAGATGGCAAAGTCAAGTTTATGACCGATGGAGATATTACAGACTCAGATGTTGTCTGGCTGCCGAACGAAAATTCCGGCACCGCAAGCGACGGCCACCGCATCGACACGATTGAGCGGGCCGACCCGCTAAGCGGCGGCCCTGAAGTCAAGCTGGTGACATTGCTATGAGTAAGAAGCAAAGATTTCTCAAAATGGATGATGATGAGGTTCAGCGTGAAATCAAAGACCTCATCGATATCAGCGAGGACGCTGAGGGGGCGCTTGGGGCGGCGCTTTTTCAAGGTGCGGCGGACGTAGCGACGACCGCAGGCAAATACACGCCTGTCGATACCGGGAACCTCCGAGGTTCGACGTATGTCAGCCCGCCCGAAGGTAGCGGCGGCATGGATATCACGGTCAAGATGGGGCAGGGGACGCGATACGCTGCAGCAAGGCACTCTCAAGACACTGGTCCGGGGAGCAATAATAATGCGAGAGCGAAAGACCACTGGTGGCGTAAAGCAATGGCTGAAGAGTCGGGCACAGTGCTCAAGAAGATAGCAGTAAGAGCACGATTCAATCTTGAAAATGGCATTACATTCGGAGGCAAAATTCCACAAAAAATACATCCCAGCAACCGAAATAATCCGAATGAGTCGACGGGCCGCAATAACGGGGCGTGGCAGTAATGGCAATCGATCGGCCACAGGAAATAAAAAACGAGTTAGAGAATACTTTTAACTATTCAAACGTCATTGATGGCGACTTGTCTTACGTCGATAATGACGAGACTATCAGTGTGCGTGACGATTCAGGTGCGGCGCCGATAAGCATACTGAACGGCACAAAAGACGACCTGAATCGAGATGGCATCCGCATCGTGGTTCGCGGTAAGGAAGATGATATAGATGGAACTCGGCGCCGTGCCCGTGACATCATGCAAGATTTACACAAGCACGATATTTCAGGGTTTGTCAGCGTTATCAAGCGAGGCGGCATCGTACCGATGAATCGAGACGACGAGGGCCGTCCGCAGTTCGAGATTAATTTCATTGTACGCATTAAGGAGTAGAGATGACGACACCTATCGCAGCACATAAGACCGACGTTCTACTGGAGCGGGATGTAACGTCAGTTACGATTGGCAATGGCGACGTTCTCGATGGCGTGACAAGCGCGTCTATCACGGTGGACGGTCAGTCTACAGAGATTAGCGAGCTTGGCGAAGCAGGCGTTCGGCGATTGCTCGGACGGGCCGACTTTACGGTAGACCTCGATATCAACTTCGACCCGTCGGATGACGGGACAAGCAACGCCGCCAATGGCCACCAGGGGCTACTCAACGACTCAAAGGACGATACCATTCTTTACGGCGTGTCAATCGACTTTGACAGCACATCGTCGTCTAGCTTTGCCATCGGTGCAGCCTGCAAGGTCGCGACTGCTGACATCTCAGCAGATGATGGCGCACTGACGATGAGTGTATCGCTCGAGACAGCTGACGGCGCTGAATGGACGGACGGCACTATTTAATAGGGAGCCCAATCAATGACCACACCTAGCCCTTCACATTTAACTGAGATTGCAGTCGCGCGGAATCCATCGAATGATGCGGTGCCGCAGACTTCCAGCAAGATCGATGCGTCTGCGCATACGATTCTGGACGGTGTTACAAGCGCATCGATTACGATGGATGGCAACTCGACTGAAATCTCTGAGCTCGGCGAGGCAGGCGTTCGGCGCCTGCTTGGCCGGGCCAATGCGTCGCTGGATCTGGATATTAATCTTGACCCCGGTATCACGCCACATCAAGACCTGATTCAGGACGCGAAAACCGAGACGCCTTATTCAGTCGTTATCGACTACGACCAATCGCAAAGTCCGAGCGACCGATACGGCACGGCGTTTGTCGCCAAGATTGAGTCGCTGGACGGCTCTGCCGATGACGGACAAATTACCATATCGGTAAGTTTCAGTCTGGCCAATGGGGCAGAGCCGCTGACGAAGACAATTACTGGAACCTTCAGCGCCGAGACCGCATCGACGCCGCTCGCTGCGCACAATGCATCGATTCAGATTACCGGCGACCCGATTGCAGTCACCGGGGAGTCGACCAGCAACGTCAGTGGCAACATCTATGAGATTGACGACACCGCCAAAGACATCTGGGACCCGACTGCCGAAGTCAAGGTCTTCGAGAATGGCGTCGAGACGACCAGCGGATTTACGGAGCAGTATCTTCTGGGGCGCATCGTATTCGACTCAGCACCGACGACGCCGGTGACAGTCGATGTCAGCTACCTGCCAAAGTATACCGTCGAAGACGCGACAAACTACAGCTTCAACATTGACGGTTCGCTGCAGGAGACGACGCGACTCGATGACAAGGGCATGCGCATGACGCAGAGCCAGTATGACTTTACCACTGACTTTGACTCTAACGAACTCGGCGGTGACACGCTCGATGCCGGCGGGACTGAAGACAAGTTTATTACGGTCGTCAAAGATGGCCGCCTTGTCGTGCTGGATTTGAACCTCGATACACGCGAGACCGAAGACCTTCGGCCCCAAATCCGAACGATTGGTCGATTTAATACCGAAGATCTTGAATCCGGTCAGGACGATATAGCAAGCGCGACCTACGGATTCGAGGCATCTCAATTTGACCAGAATAGCAGTAATCTTGCTCAGCCTGAACTCTATAGATTTGTGGACGAATAATGAGTGATAAAGACCTACGATCCCACGCACTAGGCGAAACGGTAAAGACTGAAGAATACATCGTTGACGGTGCAACCTACAAAGTCAAAGCACTGACGCGCAAGCAGCACAACCGACTCCAGCGGCAGACGCATGACGGTGATCCCGATAGAGGCATTCCCGAGGGCGAATACTCGGACTGTGAGTGGCAGGAGCTGGCGATTGTCGAATGCGTACTCTATCCCGATGGCCATGACGAGGCGGGCGATCAAATCTTCGATATTGCCGACCTCAACGAAATCAAGAATGCTCCGGCCAACGGGCGCGTCGCCGACCTTGAAAAAGCCATCCTGCACGTCAATGGCTTCTTCGTCAAAGATGAGGACACCGAAGACGACTCCAAAAAAAACCAAGCCGACAGCAACGAATAAGGGCTAAAAAATTCAAGAAGCGGCAGATGCAGAAGCTCAAAGCCAATCCGGGCCGCCTTGAGCTTTGGCGCATCTCGGAGGCGATGGATTACGCAAAGACGCCGAATGAGATAGCCGAAGACCCAAGCTGGGATTTGCCGACCATTCAGGAGTTCTGGGCGTTTCAGAAGATTCGAGAGAAGGAAATCGAAAAGGAGATGGATAACTAATGCCGATTAATCTGGGCGAAATACAGGCGAAGATGACCCTCGACAAAGGTGATTTTGACCGGGGGCTGAAGGCTTCGCGCAAAGGATTGGGCAAGCTCGGGGCAGCGGCTGGTGCAGCGGCGGCAGCTGTTGCGTCGGCATCTGCGGTTATCGGCACGCAGGCCGTTCAGGCATCGGCTCGATTCGAGCAGGCTATCGTTGAAGCTGGCATTAAAGTCCAGGCAACCTCCGACACGCTAGAGCGACTTGAGGGGGCAGCACTCAAAGCCGGCAAGGCGACGAAGTTCACTGCCACCGAATCAGCGAACGCACTGACATTCCTCGGGCAAGCAGGCTTTAGCGCAGCGGAACAAATCGAGGCGCTGCCGGGCGTGCTTGAACTGGCGGCGGCGGAGAATATGAACGTCGCGCGGACCGCAGATATTGCCTCGAATATCTTGCAGGGATTCGGCAAAGACACGTCCGAACTTAACGACATCAACGATCTGCTTGTCAAAACGTCTCAGTCGGCCAACACGAACGTCGCAGAACTCGGTCAAGCGATGAGCTTCGCCGCTCCGGCCGCCCGAAGCATGGGCGTCTCCGTGTCCGAGGCGGCGGCTGTCGTCGGGCAGCTATCCAACGCAGGTATTAAGGCAGGGCGAGCTGGTCGTGGCCTCCGGACAGTGCTGGCAAAGATGCCAGAGGTCGCTCGGGAGCTTGGTACAACACTATCTTCGTCAGAGGTCGCTAGTCTTGGGCTTGCGGGCTCACTGCAAAAGCTACAGAAAGCAGGTCTAGACTCGGATAATGCGCTGGAGCAGTTCGGGCGTCGGCACGGTGTTGTCGTGCAGTCGATTCTGCAAGAGGGGGTTCCGGCGCTTGAAGATCTGACTGAGAAAGTACGTGAAAATGCGAATGCAGCTGGTAAGGCGGCGGAGAAGCAGCTTGATACGCTTCAAGGTAAGTTTTCACAGCTTAGGGGGTCGGTTAATGTTGCGTTGACAGCTCTTGGCGATCAGCTTAATCCGACGATGAAAGAAGCGACTGACACGGCACGCCAGTACGCGAATGAAATTGACCAAGCTGCAAATAGCTGGGAGCGTCTGGTTTCAGTAATTCCGCAGGGCGCGATGGACTTGGTCTTAGGGTCGGCTGCTGCAGTATCTCCGGGTGTCGAAGTTTCAGATGTGACGCAGGCGTCTCGTCGTCAGGCAACTAGACAGCAACGTATTGACAGGCTCGTACAGGAGGGGTTTTTAGACACCAAAACGCTTGCCGGCATCATGGGCCTTGATGAGGTAAGTAACACTCTGGAAAGGCTTGACCTGAAAAGTGCTGCACTGGTCGAAACAACCGACCAGATGTTTTTTGCTGAAAAGGAACTGCTTGATGCACTTCAGGAACGTCAGCGTGTCGAGACTAGAACAAACAATGCCCTCCGTGACGCTGCCGCTCGGATTGATAGAGAGATACAGTTTGAGCGTGAGTTGCCCGGCCTGACTAAATTCGCTCCGGGAACAGCAGCGACTCGTCAGATGGCAAAGCGCCGAGGTCCGTTTGCTGAAGGAACCGTCTTCGAGGGTATGAAAGCAGAGACGTCTAATAATACTGAGGCCCTTAAAAACAACACAAATCAGTTGTCTCAGATGCAGAAAAATATCCAGTCGGCTATTGGCGAGCGGGCAGCGGGGCCTGCAGCCAAACCAGCACTGGGCGATGCACTTGAAGCGGCGAGACAGGCGCAGCGCGAAGAGGTAAAAGGCCGAACTCGTGGGCAGGCTCGCGGCATTGCCGAATCAATCGCAGCAAATGCACAAGTCGGTGCAAAGGCCAGAGGTCAAGCGACCGAGACAGCGGCAGGCATCGCTAGCCGAATAGCTGACCAGGCGAAGACCAAAACAGACCAAGCGAAAAAGGCTCAAAAGTCCTATAATCAAGCCGTCAACCGTACGGCTTCCGAGTTTATGCGCCTCGGTGGCGCCATCGAACAAGCTACAACTGGACAACGAAAATTCAGTTCGGCGATTCAGTCTGTATTCGGAGGCATCAAAACAGGTATCGGCGTCGCAGCGGCAGGCGGCGGAACACCGCTCGGCATCGCCGCAGGTGGTGCGGCGGCCCTTGGCGGCATAATAAGTGCTTTCGGTGGCGGCCAACAAACATCCCGCCAAAAACAGCAGGCCCGCCAACGCAGAGAACAACGCAAGCAAATCAAGCAGTTCGCCAACCGAACCGCCGAGCGTCTGGCCGACGAGATGGAAGAGCGGCAGTTGCAAGCTCGAGTCATTCGTATCGACGCCAGCGGTGCGTTGGTCGGTAGCGAGCGGGAAGTCTCCAGTCGACTTGGCGACCTGCTGGAGAATGAAGTCGGTAGGCGCGAGGGGTTTAATATATGAGTTTTTACGGTGGCAAAGACCGGTACTTTTATCCGGTGGTGATTACGCAGGAGAATAATACGGTCGTCTTTACGGAGGGCGGCAGTGCAGACCAGAGCTTTACAATATCGCCCGGTGTGTACTGGGCGCATCTTGACTTAGATTTGACGCTGAGAGATGAATATCCGAGCCTGCTGCTTGAGATACGAAATGGGCTTGAAAATAAAAGCCCGAATGATGATGACTACAGCATCGACGAAAAAGATTTATCGGCGGGTGATTTACGCTACAGCTCATTGAC